TAAGGATCCTATTTATTTTATGAAAAAATATTGTTTTATACAACACCCTACTAGAGGTAGAATACAATTTAATTTATTTCCTTTTCAAGAAAAGGTATTAACATTATTAAATAAAAATGATAGAAATATTATTTTAAAATCTAGACAATTAGGTATATCTACGTTATCAGCGGGTATTTCCTTATGGATGATGGTATTTCAAAAAGATAAAAATGTATTAGTAGTAGCTACCAAACAAGATACAGCTAAAAACTTAGTAACTAAGGTAAAATATATGTATGATAATTTACCTTCCTGGTTACAAATTGGATTTGTTGAAAAAAATAAATTAGCCCTACGACTAAAAAACGGTTCTCAAATTAAAGCAGTATCAGCAGCAAGTGATGCTGGTAGATCAGAAGCAATTTCTTTACTTATAATTGATGAGGCCGCTTTTATTGAAGAAAATAGAATAGAAGATATTTGGGCATCATCACAACAAACACTTTCAACTGGAGGTAGAGCTATTGTACTATCTACACCTAATGGCACAGGTAATTTTTTTCATAGAATGTGGGTTAAAGCACAAGAAAACCAAAATGGATTTTTACCTATAAAATTACCATGGACTGTTCACCCTGAAAGAGATCAAAAATGGAGAGACCAACAAGATGCTGAATTAGGAGGTAGAATGGCAGCACAGGAATGTGATTGTGATTTTACTACTTCTGGTAATACTGTATTTGATCCTGAACTTTTAACTTATTATGAAAAAACGTTTTTATCGGAACCAGTAGAAAAAAGAGGTATAGAGGGTAATCTTCATATTTGGGAATATCCAGATTATACAAGGAAATATATGATTGTAGCCGATGTAGCTAGAGGTGATTCCAAAGATTATTCTGCATTCCATATTATTGATATAGAAGAAGCTAAACAGATAGGTGAATTTAAGGGCCAAATAGGTACTAAGGAATATGGCCATATGTTAGTAGCTATTGCTACAGAATATAATAATGCTTTATTAGTTATAGAAAATGCTAATATAGGGTGGAATACTATTCAAATAGTAATTGATAAAGGATATAATAATTTATATTATTCCCCAAAAGGAGATGCCGGAACTAGTGCAGAAGCATTTTTAGCTAAGGGCTATGATGTAACTGATACCTCTAAAATGGTTCCTGGTTTTACAATGAGTATGAAAACCAGACCTTTAACTATAGGTAAATTAGATGCCTACATGAGAGAAAAATCAGTAACAATACAAGGAAAAAGAACATTAGAGGAATTAAGAACTTTTATTTGGAAAAATGGAAGAGCGGAAGCCCAAATAGGATATAATGATGATTTAGTTATGTCCTTAGCTACAGGTTGTTATGTAAGGGATACAGCACTTAAATTTGCACAACAAGGAATAGATTTAACAAGGGCTACAATAAGAAATTTAGGAAAAAGCACTCCTGGTATTTACACAGGTGGAGTAAATAAAAAAGAAGCGGGGTGGATTCAGGATTTAGGAGAAAATGGCCAGCAGGATTTGACTTGGCTTCTTGATTAATATGTATAAAAAAATAATATATGGCAGATACTAGTTTATTTTCAAGATTATCACGACTATTTTCAAGTGATGTAATTATAAGAAATGTAGGAGGAAAAAGACTAAAAGTAATGGATACGGCTAGAATCCAAAAATATGGAAATTTAGCTACTAATTCTTTATATGATAGATTTACACGTTTACATAAACCTGTAGGATCCTCATTACAATACAATCCAACATTAAATTATCAGTCCATGAGACTACAGCTTTATAGTGATTATGAAGCAATGGATCATGATCCTATAATAGCAGCCGCTTTAGATATTATATCAGATGAAACTACTTCTAGAAATGAATATGGTCAAGTTTTAAATATAAATTCGTCTAATGAAAATATAAGAAAAGTACTTAATAATTTATTTTATGATGTCCTAAATGTAGAATTTAATTTATCTACATGGATTAGAAATATGTGTAAGTATGGTGATTTTTATCTTAAACTAGAAGTATCTGAAAAGTTTGGAGTATA